ACTTTTGGAAATGGAACTTAATAGGAGCTTAACATGGCTTACCCCGCTGTTAACGGCCCTTACGGCCTAGTTCCGGTTAAACTGCTTAGCGGCGTCCCCTTCGTGGGCGTTACTCGCACCTACAAGATTGCTAGCGGCTACGCTGCTAACATCTTCAACGGCGCAGCTGTTAAGTTGGTAACCGGTGGAACCATCGAAAACGAAACTGCCGACGCGGCAATGGCTGTTATCGGTGTATTTTTGGGATGTTCGTACACTGACCCGACTCTTGGTTACAAGGTCTTCCGTCAGTACTACCCCACTGGCACTGTAGCAGATGATATTGAAGCTGTAGTTGCTGATGGCACTGACGTCCTGTTCAAAGTCGCTGTATTGTCTTCTGCTGGTGGCGATGCCGCAGTAATTGGCGATCTGGCTCAGACTGATGTTGGCGCTAACGTAGCCATGATCACTCCTGATTCAGCTGGTGATACTGCTACCGGCAACTCTGCCATCGGTATCTCGGACACTTCTGCCACTACTGACACCCTGCCTTTGCGCATTGTTAGCTTGGTTGAAGAGACTAAAAACTCATCTGGTGGTTACACTGAAGCCCTCGTTAAATGGAACGCAGGTCATCAGTTTAACAACACCACTGGCGTATAAGGAGTAACGCAACATGGCAATTTCACGCGCCCAGTTATTGAAGGAGCTACTCCCCGGACTTAACGCTTTGTTCGGTCTTGAGTACGCGAAATACGGCGAAGAGCACAAAGAGATTTTCGAGACTGAAAGCTCTGATCGTTCTTTTGAAGAAGAAACCAAGCTGTCTGGCTTCTCTGCTGCACCTGTTAAAAACGAAGGCTCTGCCATCGAATATGACAACGCACAAGAAGCATGGTCTGCACGCTACACTCACGAAACCATCGCGATGGGCTTCAGCATCACTGAAGAAGCTATCGAAGATAACCTGTATGACTCACTGTCTGCTCGTTATACTAAAGCGTTGGCTCGTGCTATGGCGTACACCAAGCAAGTTAAGGCTGCTTCAGTTCTCAACAACGCTTTCTCTGGCACCACTTACGGTGACGGCAAAGTATTGTGTGCTACTGATCACCCACTTGTTTCTGGCGGCACCAATGCTAACCGTCCTGCTGTAGCTGCTGACCTTAACGAGACTTCACTTGAAGCCGCCGTTATCGGTATCAGCCAGTGGACTGATGAGCGTGGTCTTCTGATCGCAGCTCAGCCCAAGAAACTCATTATCCCACCTGCGTTGCAATTCGTTGCTACTCGCCTGTTGGAGACTGAGGGTCGTGTGGCTACTGCTGACAACGATCTTAACGCCCTGCGCAACAACGGCTCTATCCCCGGCGGATACTCCGTTAACCACTACCTGACGGATACCAATGCTTGGTTCCTGATGACCGACATCCCCAACGGCTTGAAGCACTTTGTCCGTACTCCGATGTCTACATCTATGGATGCAGATTTCGATACTGGCAACAGCCGCTACAAAGCTCGCGAGCGATACAGCTTCGGCGTATCTGACCCGCTGGGTGTGTACGGAAGCCCCGGTGCCTAATTAGGCATCTACGGAAAGGGGAGCTTCGGCTCCCCTTTTTTATGCTTTAGCAATATCTTCTACAAAAATAGCGCCCAAAAGCCCTGTAACCACAAGTAAAAACCCGATCAACATAGTAAACTCCTCCACAGTGAGGCCGTATTTTATGCGTTCGGGTACGCACTGACTAATGAACTTCTAGCATCACGCCCATGCAGGAAACATAACGGTTGACTTATTACTCCGTGATGTGTACAAATACGTTTACGGGAAAACTTATTGGGGCGTCTGACAGTACCCGGCTGACGACATGCAGACAGACACCCCCCAAACTAGCATGTGAGGATTTAACATGGGACGTACTACTTTTTCAGGCCCAGTGGCTTCTGATAACGGTTTTGAAGGCGACGTAACCGGCGACGTAATCGCTGCTGACGTAACTGCCACTGATCTTACTGTTTCTGGCGACTCTTCTATCGACGGCGCGAGCATCATCATGGCCAACCTACCTACTTCTGATCCGTCAGTTGCCGGTCAGATTTGGAGTGATAGCGGCGTTCTGACTGTATCGGCAGGTTAATCCCTAGAACTAACTAGAGGAGAAACTCATGCCTAGTTCAGACGTTAGAACCAAACGAGTAGCCGCAACAGGCTCTCTCGCTGTAGGCCCAGCGCGTATTCGCCAAATTCAAGTGCTCACCACTGGTGGTGGCGCTGGACGCTTGGAGATTACCGACGGCAGCGGCGGCAGCACGGTACTTGACATTGATTTCTTGGCTTCGGACTCTCACTCGGTGAACATCCCAGATTACGGCATACGCTGTGAGTCTGACGTTTACATTGAGACCTTTACCAATATCAGTGCAATAACTGTATTCTACAGCTAATCTTATGCGCAGATATTACGCATCGGGTGGCCGAGTAGACAAAGGGAAGATGGCGTGCAACAAGCCTAAACGCACGCCATCACACCCTAAGAAATCTCACGTTGTTAAGGCGTGCGAGAGCGGCAAGGAAAAGGTAATCCGTTTTGGGGAGCAAGGCGCTAAAACCGCTGGCAAACCCAAGGCTGGAGAATCTGATCGCATGAAGAAAAAACGTGCGTCCTTCAAAGCTCGCCACGCCAAAAACATCAAGAAGGGTAAAATGAGCGCTGCCTATTGGGCAGACAAAGCGAAATGGTAGGTAATACCAGATGGCTATAAGTAGGAGCAATCTAATGAAAAGCATGACAGATGCAGAGAAAAAAGCAAAGTTTAAGCAAGACATAAAAGATCAGACTTACAAGGAAGAAAAGTTTAAGTACGAACAGCGGAAGAAGGGCGAGAAAGGTAGTAGCGCTAACAAGAAGATTAACAAATTCTTTGACGGCGTCGGCGACAAAATGCGCAACTCTCGGTTCGGAGAGGGTGCTAGGGAAGCCGGCACCGGAACATCCTCTAGGGATGACGAGGCACAAATGCGAGCGCGCAAAGAAGTTTATGGGTACGCCAAAGGTGGTATGGCTAAAAAGGGTAAAGATATGAAAGGCATGAAGAAGATGGCTAAAGGCGGCATGGCTTGCGGAAGCAAGAAATACGCTAAAGGCGGCAAAGTACGTGGCGCAGGTTGCGCTAAGAAAGGCGTACGTCCCTGCAAGATGGTCTAATGAGACGCTACTATAAGACAGGCGGGACGGTGAAGGACGACTGCTACCGGAAGGTAAAGTCTCAGTACAAAGTCTTTCCGTCCGCTTATGCTTCTGGAGCTATAGCCAAATGCAGGAAGAAAAAAGCTAGTGGCCGTTCGTAAAACCGAAAAGGGCAAAGCGCTCAAGCGGTGGTTTAAGGAAGACTGGAAGGACGTCCGCACGGGTAAGTCTTGCGGGCGTAAAGCCGGTGAGAAACGCGGTACTCCGTATTGCAGACCCACAAAACGTGTGTCTAGCAAAACACCTAAAACTTCTGGTGAGATGACCGCGGCAGAGAAAAAATCTCGGGTGGCCCAGAAAAAGAAACTGGGTCAACCGGCGGGTAAACCTAAACGGGTTACACCCTTGAAGAGGAAGAAGAAGTAATGGCTACGTCAGGCACTTCAGCGTTTAACATGGACTTCACGGAGATTGCCGAGGAAGCGTGGGAACGTGCCGGACGTGAAATGCGTTCTGGGTACGACTTACGTACCGCTCGTCGCTCAATGAACTTGATGACGATTGAGTGGCAGAACCGAGGCATTAACATGTGGACTATCGACGAAGGCACAGTAAGCCTCGTCGCTGGTACATCAGAATATACGCTGCCAGCGGACACGATTGATCTGCTGGAGCATCAAATACGTACGGGTGCAGGCAATGCCTCAACCCAACAAGACTTGACGATCAGCCGTATTAGTGTAAGCACGTACGCCTCGATCCCAAACAAGTTAGTACAGGGACGTCCAATTCAGTTGTATATCGAGCGCCTGCGAGACGCTCCTAAGATCAACGTATGGCCTGTACCGGACAGCAACGACTATGTGCTGTCTTACTGGCGTATGCGTCGCATTGAAGATGCTGGCGACGGCATGAATACTGCGGACATGAACTTTAGGTTCTTCCCGTGTTTGGTAGCGGGCTTGGCCTACTACATAGCTATGAAAGTACCAGAGCTTACTGAGCGGGTGCCCATGCTGAAGCAAGTGTACGAAGAACAGTTTGAGTTGGCCGCTGCGGAGGATAGAGAGAAAACGCCCTTCCGGTTTGTCCCTCGCATGATGCGGGTGTAAAATGGCTACACGGTTTGCTTCGTCAAGGAAAGCTCGCGGTATATGCGACGTATGTGGATTCGACTACAAGCTCACTGAGCTTAAAAATGTCTACGTCAAAGGCCGCAACACGAACACAAAAGCCTGTAGAGAGTGTTGGGATTATGATCACCCACAGCTTAAACTAGGCGAGTTCCCGGTTGACGATCCACAAGCGATCCGAGATCCACGCCCAGACAATGCGGAATATGCGCAAAGTCGAGCACAGATTATCCCAGTACGGCCAGCGGTTGGCACTGGATTTATCGGCACTGTTACAGTGTCTATCTCATAGGAGAGACAGAGATGCGTAAGAAAATGAACAAGTCGTCTTGCGGTAGCAAAGACAAGAACGTAAAGAAAATGGCTAAGGGCGGCGGCGTAAAAGTCCGCGGCACTGGTGCTGCAACTAAAGGTTTGTATGCTCGAGGGCCAATGGCGTAAGGCATGAATTACACTGAGCTGAAGGCTAACATACAGGACATCTGCGAGAACACGTTTTCGGACGATGAGCTTGCGATGTTCGTGCAGCAGGCTGAGCAGACTATATACAACACTGTTCAGATCCCAGCGCTACGTAAAAATGTTACTGGGAATCTAACTTCCGGCAACAAATACTTGAGCTCGCCTTCAGACTTCTTGTACTCATACAGCCTAGCGGTAATTGACGGTACGGGCGAATATCACTTCTTGCTGAACAAAGATGTGAACTTTTTGCGTGAGGCTTACCCCAACCCGAACAGTACGGCTTTGCCTAAGCACTACGCTTATTTTGACGAAGACAGCTTTATCGTTGGCCCGACACCGGACAGCGGCTATGAAGTTGAACTTCACTACGGATACTACCCAGAATCAATCGTCACCGCTGGAACCACATGGTTGGGCGAGGAGTTTGATTCTGCGTTGTTAAACGGGGCGCTAGTACAAGCGATCCGCTTTATGAAGGGTGAGGCAGACTTGGTCGCCATGTACGAGAAATTGTACATCCAAGCTGTTACACTGCTCAAGAATCTCGGTGATGGTAAGCTCCGCGAGGATACCTACCGCTCGGGGCAGCCACGAACCAACGTCGTATAGGAGACTAACTAATGGCTATTACACAAGCAATGTGTACTTCTTTCAAGGTTCAACTCTTGCAAGGGCAACACGACTTTACTAACTCTACTGGCGATACTTTTAAAATCGCCTTGTATACTTCATCTGCTACTTTAAGTGCCGCTACTACTGCGTACACTACTAGCAACGAAGTAACCGGTACCGGCTATAGTGCTGGCGGCAACACGTTGACTAACGTAACTCCAACTTCTTCTGGCACCACTGCCTATGTTGATTTTGCGGATACTACTTGGTCTTCGGCCACTATTACCGCTCGTGGAGCGCTGATCTATAACTCTAGTGACAGTAACAAAGCTGTGGCAGTTTTGGACTTTGGTTCAGATAAGACTGCTACTGCTGGTGACTTTACTATTCAGTTCCCTACAGCTGACGCTTCAAACGCTATCCTCCGTATAGCTTAATTGGGGGCATGCAATGCCCCACCTCGCGGAGTTCGTGACGACTTACCCTAATACAGTTGTGGAGGGGTAAGTCGTGGCGTCTTTTGTAGGGGGAGCGAACACAACCGGCGATAATCAG